TAATGTAAGTAAACAAACTACCACCTTTTGTTCTTATATCTTTTTTGTCGAAAGTGGTATCAAATTGATATCCATAACCTGCGACTTCATCAAGAGTTATGTAACTTGAATTTGGTACTCCTAATAACATTGCCATTATCTTGCACCTTTAAAATTCAAAGTTGTTGTGCTTCCACTTTTTCCAAGATTATTTAGAGCTGGTAAAATCTTTTCTTGTGTTAGCGATACCCAATATGACATAGGTTTTTCTGTTAGTGCTTTATCGATATTTGCATAAGGCATAATATTTATTACTCCAATATTTTGAGTTCCACCCAAAGCTTCATTAGGAATTATTGTACCTGCTGTATCTGGTACAAATATCTCTGCACCTCTTTCTCCGACAATTGATGGTTGATTGACTGGTGGTCTACCACCATCAGCAAAACCTAACATCCCACCAATACCACCAATTACACTACTGAAGAAACCACCACCTATTCCTAATCCACCACCACCACCGACTGCTGCCATAGCAATTCTTAAAGCTACAAGTCTAGCAATCATTACTCCAACTTGTTGCACTAATGTTTTTGCCATATTTTTAAAAATACTTTCGAAAGAACTTGCAGAAAAATCCATTTCAAATATCATATCGCCAAAAGCAGTTCCGATTTCATCAACCCCACCTACAATTGTTTCACCCATTTCACGACCAACATCTTTCATAACATTAGCAGTAGATGAAAAATTTTCCTGCATTACTTCGCCAAAACCTTCTCGTATACCATTTGATGCAGCAGCAGCATTTTGTTTCAAGAGTTGCATTGTTGTTTTGGCTTTACTCAATGATTCTTCTGAAGCATCAGTTTTTGTTTTTAAGTCTTCTAGTGCCATGCCAAAAAACTTAGTTGGCTCTTGCCCTTCTTCAAATGTTCCGAAAAATCCTCTTAAAATATTTGCCCTTCTTTCTAATTGTTCTTCAGATGGTATATCATCTTCAAATAATTTTCTAAAAAATTCTCTTATTGCCCTTCCACTATTTGTAATTCTGTTAAAAAATCTAGCTAACTTTTCAAAAGCTTCTACAACAATTATTATTGGTGATGCAATAATTTTAAAAGTAATTCCTAATAACTCTATTGCAATTCTTGTTCCATTGACAACTGGCAACAGAGTATCTTTAAGAACAGTAAATAAAAAAGTAAAGGTTGGTATTAAAGCTTTGCCGATTATATTCCCAACACCAATAAACACACTTTTCAATCTTAATAAAGCATCTTGGAAATCTTCAGCTTCTTTCGCTTCAACATCACTAAAAGTAATTCCTAATTCTCTTGCTTCAGCTTGAAGTTCTTTGATTGCATCACTACCTTGCACCAAGATTGGCACAAGTCTTGTACCACTTCTACCAAATAATTCCATTGCTAAAGCAGTTCTTTGAGTTGGACTATCTAAAGCTTTAAAGGCATCAGCAGAATCTAAAAGTAATTCTTCAGCAGATTTAAATTCACCATTTGCTTTTTGAGTTGCAATTCCAGCTTGATTAAAAGCTCTAACTGAAGTAACAAGTCCATTGTTTGCATCGTTAACTCTTTTAGAAACAACTCTTAAAGCTGTTCCAACATCTGATAATTCTGCACCACCAATGTTTGCAGCAAATTGTAATTCAGATAAAAAAGATGATGTTGTACCTATTTGTGTAGCAGTTTTAGCAAAAGTGTCGCCAGTCTTTGCAGCAGAAAAAGCTAATTTTGTTAAACCTGCTGCTAGTGCAGCAACACCTAAAGTTACTGGATTTAATGCTTTTCCAAAAGCACCGAGTTTATTTGTTAAACCAGACAGTCCAGCAGATGCTTGGTCTTTGAGTGATACTAATAAATTTACTTTATTGTCTGCCACTTTTATTTCCTTTTGGAGTGTCGATATTTTATTTTTTCAACTAAATAATTTATTTCATTAGTTGTTAGCTCTAGGCAATCGCTTTTACTCCATCCATACTCCTTTCCAAAAAGGTCAAAGACATCTAAATATCTGCGATTGATTACTTCGGAATCGCCAAAAAATATGTCATTACCTCATTGAACTTACCCATATCGGCAATGCTTGTATTCTCTGTAACCCAATCAACATCAATGTTTGCATCTGATTGAGTTAATGCAATTGTAACAATCGTAATGATGTCAGAGAATGAAACATCATCACCAATTTTTGAAAGACTTTTTCCTAATCTTTCTTCAATCTGTAAGATTGATTTAGTTTTTGCTGGTTGAATTTCGAATTCTTTTTCAGCAATTGTGAACTTCATGAGCTTCTCCTAGTAACTAGCTTGTGTATTTTGTAAAGTAAATCTTACAGAGTAGCTAGAACTTGTGTCGTATTCTCCATTCCCTTCATAAGATGCTGTAATTCTACCAGCTCCCCCGATTGGGAATGTAAATGTTGTGTAATTTGTTTGTGGCATATCAATTGTTAGTTGATTGTTTTTACTGCCACCAATATCTCCACCTGTTAATGTAAACAAGAATCTTTGCCTTGTTTGTGCTTTAAAAATATCTGACTGTGTTTGATTTGAAAAATCTTGGTCGCCATTTACAGTAACAGTTCTGAATCCATCTCTTTTTAATTTGCCTTCTGTTTTTGCACCATTTAATGTTGGCACACCAACTATTGGATTTGTAATTGTTACAGTTGCAGATTCAAATTCTCCGTTGGCACTTCCACCTACTTGCAATGAAACTGTGTCCCAAGTAAATGGGTCAGCAGAAACATATGAAGCTGTTTGTTTTGACACAGCACTCTCAGCTCTGGCATGAATAGTTGCAGTACATTCTGCTATTGCACCAGCAGTCATATTGATAGCCAATGTATGAATTTGTGCATCAACATATCTAAATCCATCTCCAACACTTTTGTAAACTTCTATAGTATATGGTGGCAATGCTAATGTTTCATCGAAGTCGCCTTGACTAGGTAAAAATTCATGAACAGCAGCAGAAGTAGAAAAAGTTGTAGATGATTGACCACAAACACCTTTTAAGAAATGCCCAAGATATATTGGATGTGGCTCGAATACTATATCACCAGTAATATTTTTAATACCTTCTAATGTATTTGGATTATCGTAAATAGCTCTTATATTTTCCGATTGTAATTGTTCTATATTTTCAGTCAATGATTCTGATTTAAAAGGAACATAAACTCTGTTCGTTGTAGCTGTTCCACCACTACTTTGCAAACTAAGAGAAATATATCCACCTATGCCATATCCCATTATTTTACCTCACTTGGCTTTTCGCCTGTTTTAATTTTACCTTTTTTAACTTCGATTGCAATATTGCTCTCTATGAGTGATTGAGCAAGTTCATCTGGAACATTAACAGTTTTACCTGCTTCTGTTTTACCAAAACCCATAATCTCAATATCTCCTTTGATAAATTTAATCTTTTTCATTCTCTAACCTCGCATTGTATTTTTACTGAAACACCTTTAAAGAATCCTAATCCACTTGTATTTTTTTGATTGTCAAAATCTCCACCTGTAAAAGCAGTTACTAAAACTGTATCTGATATTGTTCTATTTTCTTTAAGGACTTCTTTTACATTTCCTAAAAGTGTATCTCTAGCTGATGCACCTGCTAGATTCTCTAAACTGAAATCATAGCACCAAACTTCGATGTTTAAAAAAGTTCTAAATGGTTTTGTTCCACCGATAAGTTCATCATTAAGTGGTGTATCGTAACTATCTAAATAAATAGCAATATAAGGACAAGCATCAGTTCTAATCTCATCTGGTGGCTCTATTTCAACTGTATAACTGCTTGTTCTACTATCAGCTTCTAATATATTTTTAATTGCAGTTTCTATTCCTAGATAATCAATTATAGCCATACTTTATTTTATACGGGTTTTTTAGTTAATTCTAGCAGATATCTCTGTACTTCTTGTTTTGCTATTTTGGCAGCACTAGCATCTTTAGGCAGCATTTTTCTTTGTGGTATTTTTCCTACAACACCAAATTCATGAAACTCAGAATAGAAAACTGGTGAGCCAATTTGGACTTGGTTGTTATTTCTTACTTGAAATGTAAATGACCCACGAAGATTACCTGTGTCAATCAAAGGTCTTGAACTACCTTTTCTAGCTATCGTAACTGGTGCATTAGCTTCCCATGCAACACCATCGTTGCCACCTCTTTGAAAATTTTTATTTACTTCATTTAAAATTCTTATACCAATTCTTTTCAAAGCAACTTTTGGATTTTTGATACCATTGTTTACAACTTTAATCTTTTGAATTACTTGTTTGTTTCCAGTAA